TACAATGATGATTTAGAGGATGATGTCCATGAATGAACCAGAGGTTCAATTCTTTTTTCTTACTCTTTTGTTTGTCTGCGTGGCAATCTTTTCGATTATTTTGATGAAACTTACTGGAGATGACAATGAAACCAAATAAAGATTATTATGAACTTCGTCTGTCCGCCGATGAACTGCGAATGATTGACCAGTCTCTTTCGCGTGGACCCATTGACAAAGACAGTGAAGATGATTACAATCGTCTTCGTTGCTTGCTTTCCAAGCACGTCGAAGTGTCGGACATTGTGGATGGCACGCTCCCTGAACCCCCTGTAGAGGCTCAACTTTTATGAATTTCATGCAACCTTCAACTTTTCAGATCTCTGATCGGATCGAAGCGATTCGAATGTTTGTGACATTTTTTCAATATGAAGATCCTATGTCAGATTCTTTTCTTGAAAATGCGTTACCTGCGGCAAAAGCCTGCAAGTGGATTGGAAAAAATCCGAATGCGGTGTTGCCATCGTTGTCGAACACCGAGTGTGATAAACTCGTCGAGATGGTGAATCAAGTTGCGGATCGCATGGAACAATACAAGAATGATCTTTTACAAAAGTTTGATCAACCGGAGGAAGATTACAATGAATACGAGTAAATTGAACAATCTCAACATGGGACACCGTATCGGTGTGAATCATGAAAAACAACCCTCACTTTTTCTGTGGGGTGTCGATTGCGTAGATGCCGAGTGTGGCTTTACAAAAGATGACCTAAATAATTTTATCGAGTTCCTTGAGGAACAACGTGATATTTTGAATACGCGAGATGCACAACAAAAATGGTTGTTCGGTCGCCAAGAGCATTTTGAAACTGTAAAGGATGTAAACAATGCCACCAAAGAAAATTGATATTACCGCAGAAGATTATGCAATGCTTCAACCCACGGGTGATCGCATTTTGTTGAAACGCGATACTGGCGAGGAGAAGACCGACGCTGGGATCTGGTTTGCCAAAGAACAAAACCGTCAAACCGGAACCGTCATTGCCGTTGGTGATGATGAAGTCTTTACAAAAGAAAATGCAAGAATCAAGCCCGGATGTAAAATTTATTTTATGGAAGAAGCATATGTTCCTTTGGGCGATTACATGCTCATGAAGGCAACATCGGTTTTGGGAGTCTTCTCAAAAGTCGCTGCAAAGTAATTTGACTTCGGCGTTTGCGGTGCTATACTTGAATGGTCTAAACGAAAGGAACCTCATGACCATCTTTATGAATTGGACAAAATCACTTTTTGAATTTCTCAGTAATCGGTTTACGCTGATTGGAATTGTAATTGGAATAATTCTTTTTTCATTTCCAGTATCTCGATTCTTTCGTTTATCAACTTTTGACTTTGGATCAGAAAGAAAGATTCGTATTGCCTCAACACTTAGCGATTCTTTCAAATCAATCTCAGAGTTGAATACACTTCGGGTTTCAATGTCCGGAGTCGTGGAAGGAATTGACGAATCGTTCTGGGGAGACAATAAAGTTTTGATTGTTGCCCAAGGGTACGCAGTCTATGGAGTTGACCTATCGACTGCAAATATTATTGTGAATCCAGAAAATGTTACAATTACAGTCAATGAACCTGTAATGAATGAAGCATTTATTGATATGCAAGATTCGTACGTTTATGAAAATGAGGTCACTGGTCTACGTACACATGATGCAAGTGCATCTTTGATGAACGACACTTGGAAGAGTGCGCAGGATCGTATGATCGAACTTTCATTACACCCACGAAATCTTGATATGGCAAAAAGAAATCTTGAAGTTTTGATTCAAGGTTTGGTAGAACCTCATATCAACGAAAGAACACTTATTGTTGAATACCGTACAACCATCGCTCAAGGATTTTCTGAAATCGAGGGTTGACACAGATCCGTGCCGATGTACAATGGCACATGTAAAAGGGAACGAAGGCTGGCGGCAGAGTCTTCTTCCTTCTCACTTTGAACCTGTCGTTACTAATGGAGTTTATTATGCAAAACAGCAAGTCCCGTCAAATCATTCGTTTCCTTGGCTCGGGCAAGGATCTCACCACTTCCCAAATCCAACGTCAGTTCGGCATCTCTAACGTGTCGGCTACTATGTCTCGTGTTCGCTCTACTGTTGAGCAGTACGGCAACTGGCGTATGGTGTCCAACCCACTCAAGAACGGTAACGGTCAACGCTACTCTATGAAGCGTGTTGTCCTTGCCAATCCTATGATTGACGTTACACATGTCGAGTCGGCACTCGCCTGATTCAATAGTTGCTGAGGAGGCAGGAAACCTCGGCAACGCTCATCGCAGCCGATTCTGGAAACAGAGTCGGCTGTCTTTCCGAAAGGAGACAATTTATATGGCTGGAAAAGGCGATTCGTATCGTCCCGTAAACAAAAAGAAATGGGAAGAAAATTGGGAAAGGGCTTTTGGTGCTAACACCCGGAAAAGAAACACACAATCAAATGCAAAGGGCTTATCTAAAGGGAAAACGAAACCCCCTGCCCGTGACAAGCATTGACGTTACACAATGGATACAGAAAGGATTCAAAAATGAACGAAGTAAAATTGGTACGATTGGTAAGCGGCGAGGAAGTTCTCGCCAAGATTGAAAACGTAGACGGTGGGGTATCTTTTGATAAACCACATCTTATTATTCCAACCCAAGGCAAGGGTATCGCACTCATGCCATGGTGTCCATACTCTACGATTCAGGAAGATGGCGTGACGGTCCCGACAGAAAAGATCGTCTTCATCGCTTCACCTCACGCTGAATTGGCAAAGGAATACACCACGATGGCGACAGGTATTGAAATGCCTACCGCTGGTGATGTTGCTGGTGTCATCGGTTCACAACTTTTGACGGAGGAATGATATGGCACGTGCAGCACTCGCAACAGGACTGAAAAGTGGTATCACATCAGTAGGTAAACCACGAAGACCCGGAAAGAAGAAGTCTTGGTCAGTTAGTGGTAGAGGTAAAACTTCTCGTTCAGGAAATGGAAAGAAGTTACGCTTTTGAAAATTGGTCGCGTAGCATAATTGGATAATGCAACGGACTTCTAATCCGTAGATTGCAGGTTCGAGTCCTGCCGCGACTGTTTATAAACAAAAAGGAGTTTATTATTATGATTTCAAAAATTTGTTATGGTTTAGGTTTTGTATCGATTGGTCTTTCTATTCTGTCATATGGTTCTTACGGAATTGATATGGCGACCTACATTGGTCTTTGGGTTCCGTCATTTTTCTTGGTTGGACAATACTTTGAAAAGAAGAACTAAATGCCAAATAGTAAACAAATTTCTGCAAAACGAAAACATCGTAAAAGAAAACTTAGAAAACTAAATATTCGGAATGATTGGATTGCTCAGGCTGACAAAAGAAAAATGAAGCAACTTCACAAACAGGGCTTGCTTCCTAAATGTTTCTGGCCTACAATTGGAGTATGAAAAAAGCAGTCTTACTTTTTGGCGTTATTTCTTGTGTTTCCGGCTGTCAGTATGCCGGAGTGAACACTACGGATAAGTGGATAAGCATGCCCGGAACGTATCGATATGACCAATACGGAAATCGAATTTGGCATGAGGACAAAGGGTACTACACAGCCACGGGTGAGTTTGTTGAAACAGCCCCGCCAAAAGGTGAGCCTAATTATTACGAACTGTCTGACGAAGAAAAAAAGAAATTTGAAAGGAATCAGAACAATGAAGGTTGAAAACAAAAACGCACATCGTGCAGCGGACAAACATTACTTTTTTGCAACACACGTTCGGGATGGTGACGGGGGCGGCGATGATGTCGTGATGCTTCTTCTCACTGACAAAGAACTTGAGCGTGCCGCAAAGCGTGCTGAAAAGAACAAGGAAGATTTGCCGAAGCATTTTGCAATCATCCAAGGTCGCAGCGAAGAAGAGACAATTCTTCTTGATGACAAAGACGTTGCACAGCCAAAGAAGTCGGGTGGTTTCTTTAGTTGGTTGATGGCGGGAGATTGATATGCACACTGTAGAACACACTGACGATTACGGTAACGTTCGAAAACTTCTTTTGACCGATGCTGAGTACGAAGCGAGTCTTCATCGGGCACAAGAAAATCCCGGAGATCTGAAAACACAAAAATTGCGTGAAGTTACGGGTGAACCCAATCACAATGAACCAAAGCGAGATCAACTCAATGGCTGATGATTACAAATGGCGTGCAGATGTTACGATTGAATTAGAATTCTATGATGATCGTGATACAAAGTTTATCAAAGAAACCCACGAATGGTATTCCTCTTCGCGTGACGAAGAAGAAGCGTGGATGGAGTTTGTTGAAAGCAAAGACTCCGAAGTTATTGATGCAAATATCTCATATGAACAATGGGAACATGAAAACTTAGTATTTCTTGGAGAAGAAACAAATGGCTAAACGCCAACTCGATCAATTTGATTTAGAAGCCGAACGCGAAGGGTCTGCTGTTCGTCGGCACACCGTGGTTCGTTCGGCTTGGGGTAAAGGTACAATCAAGTCTCGCCGTGGACGTAAGGATGCAGAGGCAGCCATTGAACGTCGCACAGTCAAAAGTTATTACACAAGGAGCGTATGATGGGAATGATGCTTTTTGCATTGGGTGGATTCACATTTGGTTTGATCTTTGGCGTATGCCTTGGGTCCGGGTTCGTTGATACTTACTGGAGATAATGATGAATTGTATTGATTGTGGAAACGTGATTCCTGCTGCTCGTCTTGAGGCTGCTCCCGGCACTCACCATTGTGTGAAGTGTGTGGACAAGCACATTCCCGAGCGTAAGGGATACATGATTTACGGTCACAAGACCGCTGGTGAAATCGTGATGGCGACAGGCAGTGAAAACATCCGTCGTCTTGAGCGTGAATATTTTCGGAGTCGATAATGGCATACGGAATCTGGTGTATAAAACTAAACAAGTGGATGATTGATGGTTATGATCAAAAAAACAAACCAATTGTTTCACTTTTCAAACTTCGCAGAGAAGCAGCGAATGAGTGTGATATTCTGAACCGAGACTGGTACAGACATCCACGAGCGGGAATGAAATTCAAACTAATTGAAGACTACATTCCCAAGCCTTATCGTAAGGCAAGAAGAAACACAACTAAATAACACGGAGTTGCCTAAGTTGGGACTCCACGTTTACTCGCTTATACAAGGAGAAAAATTATGCTGAGTATTGAAAATTTTTGGGATCATATTACTGAAATTGAACGGGGATTAGAAAAGAATATGAATTTCCCGTCATACAACATTATTCGTCACGACGAAGAAAACGCAACCATTGAGTTTGCACTGGCAGGATATAAGAAAAATGATTTATCAATTACTGTTATCCCCCACCCTCAGAATTACAAGGTTTTGGAAGTTGCTTCTGATCGTGAATCTACAGAAGAGAAGATGTTCGAGCATCGAGGAATCGCTCGCCGAAAGTTCCGCACGCGACTTCCTCTCACCGAGGATTGGAACGTCACGGGAGCATATTGTGAAGACGGAATTCTTTCTGTAAATGTTCACAAGATTGTACCTGAAGAAAAGAAACCAAAGGAAATCCAAATTCAATAATAAATGTCCAGTAGTGTGGACCTTTCTGAGCAGCGGGGGTGCGAACCCCCGTTGTTTTTTTTGTATACTAAATAAATTATGGAGGTCTTTGTAATGAAGCATTTTTGTACTCTTGTAGTTTTCGCACTTTCTTCTTTTAGTTTTGCTGGTGATAACGGCGGCAAACCAACCAATCCCGACACGGTTGAAATGTGGATTGACGATCTTGGTAGACTCACTCCGTTTGGTCGGACGTTCGACGTTTACATTCAGACAGGGTTTGACCCCGAGTTCTCCCAGCCTGATGGTAGTTCCCGTCCCCCGTATATGATTGGGTCTACTCGTGGAAGCGAGATTCCTACTCGTGCGTTTGCGTGGAATATTGAAGGGGATGTTTTCAAGAACCGCAACGATGCCACTTACCCATTCCTTGAGAATTGTCCCGAATGTATTGCATATTGGCAGGGATACACCACGTTTGAAACTTGGGAGCAAGACGATGGAACGGTTGTGTCCTGCGACATTCCCGGCACGTATTGGGATTGCATTCAGTCCAATCCCTACCAACGCTGGATGTATCTTGGACAGAACTATACCCCAGTCAATTGGGATGCACCCGGTGGTATTCCGAACACATTTGATCTGACGAATCTAGAATACTTCTGGTGTGACTCTTGGATTCTTCACGGAGAACCCGGTAAGAAGTATGGTGCGTTCGGTACTCCCAAATACCCACAAGTACAGCAACAACACGCCGATCTCATAACACCACACTATTCACTCAATAGAGTAATCAAGTTCTGGACACCTCTTGACACCATTGTTGGGCAAGTCTGTTGCTCTTCTCCCGGTCAGAATGATTACGGTGATTTGATTATGTGGCGTGGCACTGATGTAGACTGGTCGAGCGAAAAGCATCCCGGTTCATATCACATTGCACGATTTACTGGTCCTGACTACTTCGGAAGTGGTGGAGTGATTCGTTTTGCGTGTAATCAAGGTTATCCTTGCGACCGTGCCCCATACTTTGTAGACTACTATGCTGACAACTCTTGTCCATCTGATTTGAACGAAGATGGTGTTGTTGGTTTTGAAGATTTGTTGCAAGTTCTCAGCGACGTTGCTGGGTTCAAGTATCATCCACAAACAAATAACGGCTTCTCTGCCGTATTGAAAGTTTTATCTGAATGGGGAAATTGTAATGATTGATTTGATTTTATCTGCTGCTATTGCTCTTGGTGATGACAATGATCCGGGTGAGGATTGTACCACCGGACTTCGTATTCAAAATATGGGTCGTATGACTCCATACGGAAACACATATCGTTTCTTTATTGATGCGGAAACACCGACTTGTATTTTGCCACTGAATGCTGGTTACTCTGGACTCGGTGCGAGAATCTCAACTCAAACACCGTTTATTCTTGTGACAACTTCCGAGGAAGGATTCTGGAACAATCACCCGAGCGATGTTCCGTGGGGAGACACTTGGTCCACCGCAGAGCAAACGCCATCGGGTCCGCTTCGCTACTTCTTGGGACAAGATCCACGACAGGATTTTGATTCACACTTTCCAATGGGTGAACTTCCCGATTGTGTCGGTGTTCCCGGTCTTGGTGACAACTACCCCTGTGCCGGTGTCGCAACTCCATACCGACTGAACCAAACCAACAATCTGATCTTGGGTGAAAACAATGATATTTTTACATTGTCAAGACTTATTGTTGTCGTAAATTCAAATGCTCAAAATGCAAAGATCGGTGAGAATCCTTTTATGCAACTTACCACAAAGGGAAATGTAAGATTCAAGGGTGGTGTAAACCTGAACAAGTATGACGGTTTGCCACACTGGAATTATTACGAAACCATCGGTTACTTCGGAGATGCTACCCAGTCCACAATCTGGGAAGACTTGAACTACGACGACAGAGTTGATTTTGGAGACTTACTGATGGTTCTGAATGACGCAGAAAGATATGACGATGTGTTCGATGCAATTCTGAAAATTCTTGCGGCTTGGGGAAATTCAAATTCCTAAATAAATCTGTTCGAATACTTCGGACAACTTTTACAAAAAGGGTTTCTGTATGATTAGACCATTAGCGTTACTTATTACTACGGCTGCATTTGGCGATATTGCCGGTGATCCGACAGCGTTTATGGAGTACGAAGTTTGGTCGCAGGATGAAGATGGATTCTTCTCTGCCACTGTTTCCTCCGCAGTTTATACCGAACCCGAACAACAAGATGTCGTAGGTCTTCCCGAAGGTGCGATGCTGGTGACAATCACTGTTGAAAACAGTTGGGAGTCAATGCTGAACATCGAAGACCTCGACATCTACGTTGGGGAAAGCACATCCGAAATCGCTTCTCTTGTGATGCCGGGATACTTTATAGAAACACCCATTCAAGAACAAATAGATCCTTTTTACAATGCCCCGGACTATGTAAATTTTGGTTACGAGACAGGTCTGTTCTCATGGGACTGGGGCTTTTCGGACGATACAACTACGAGTTCTTTAGCCCCCGGAGAATCGGCAACGGTTTGGATTCTCGCTTGGGCAGACGAATATACTACGTCCCCCGGAGTTCTTCAAGGTGATGGAACTGCTACGATATTTGAATCGTTGATGCCGGACTTAGAAACGGTTCCCGTTCCTGCTCCTGCGTCCGTTGCCTTGGGTGGTTTGGGCATTCTCATGGGTGGTAGAAGAAGACGCTACTAAATACAGTATGCGGAATTTCAAATCTTATCTTTTCGAAGAAGTTGATGCGGTCGAAAAGTACCTTCAAGATTTTGAAGATGCTGTGCAAACGACACATGCAAGAGTTGATAAAAATGGTCATACTTTTTTTGTTCCGCTCAACAAAAATAAAAATCTTCCGAACAAGATGATCGCCTCTGCATTTCAGGGTGACGAACCTGCTGGCTGGTTTGGTCTTCTCGAATATGTAAAAAATAATAAACCAAAGAATGTAAATGTTTCGTATCTTCCGATTATGTCAAAAGAAACTTTTAGATCAGGCAAACATGAAGATGACGCAAATCGAAACCCCAACCACGATATTCCGCATGATCCGTCCCGAGAAATGGCGGCTCTTCTGGACCTGCGAGACTACTGGCTCCCACTCGCCTCAGAAGGCTTCCTAGACCTTCAGGAAGACCCTTGGAGGGGGGAGGGCTATGTTTTCGTGTGGAGCGATACAGACGATCTGGGGGACCGTATGGTGGATCTGATTGGAAACTTTTATCCTCTGTTTGAGGGCGGTAGAATCGATTCTGACGATCAGGGGATGTTCGGAGACTACCTTGCCACTTTAGGCGTTACTCCCTCTCTGACGAGCGAGACACCCGTTGTAGGGCATGATCTGGGGACTCGGGTACTGGTGAATATGAAACTTGTTGAGGAATTTCTACGATGATTGATTTCAAGAATTATATGAACAATGAGCCACTGCTGGCAAAACCCTCGCAAGTGCAATTGTTGATTATGCGAAGACCTGTGAGTATTTTCAAAGGCTATAAAGATATTGAACTTTTGAAACCAGAGAAACCATCTTCTATGGAATTGAAAATGGAACTCATGGAAGTGGTGGACGCAGTAATTCTTCGTAACGAGATTTTGGCTGCGTATAAAGAAATTGATAAAGACTATTTGAAAATGTTCAAAACTGAATTGAAGGAAGTTGAAGCCAGAACTGAGATTATTGATCTTGTCGATCTCATCAAGCAAGACACCGACGTTGTGACATTGAACATGAAGTATTCATACAATCGACCCCGACCAAAAGAAATTGCAAAATATCATGGTATCAAATTCACACCACATATTGAAGTTGATACACCGGGATATCCAAGCAACCATACCGCAGTCGGTCATTTGATTGCACGAGTAATGTCCAATTACTATCCAGAAAAATCTTCACGATTCAATCATATTGCAAATAAAAATTCAGAATCTAGAATTGCTCTGGGGGTTCATTTCCCTAGTGACATCGAAGCAGGTAGGATACTTGGCGATGAATTGTATACTAAACTAGATAAAACAAAATTGCCAACCCTCACCGAATCTATTACACTAAACTTTGGAGACATTATAAATGAAAGAACCTATTGACCTACCATTCGAAAATTTCAGAAACTATCTAAATGAAGAGGTAACTTTCAATCTAGGTCATGCCTACGAGTTTGTTCTCGCCGCAGCAATGGTTGCCAGATTTACTGATCGGTTTGATGACGGAACACCCCAACCACTAACAAGAGATGCGGTTGAGGATGTTATGTTGAAATATTTTGGTGGCTATCGTGCGTGGGAAGTCGAAGAGGGTGACGGTCTTGATGTCATTGAATTTGACGGAACTGGTCTTCCTCCAGAAGTATTGTCGGCATTGAGCAATCCATCAGTCCGTCGAACCAAAGAAGTACAAACTCTTGTGACCACTGCAATCGAAGCAGTGAACAAAAACGGCACACTGAAAAAACTGTCTGATGATGTCATCACAAACGGAAAGCCTGATGTGGTCGATGTTGTCTGTGGTGGAACGTCAGGACAGATGAAAACAAAATCTGATGTAGATGTTTTTGTAAATGGTCGAGAAAATCGAAAGGCTGGTTTCTCCGTCAAGTACGGTGGTGTCAAGCAGGTCGGTCAGTTTGCTGGTTCCGATGCAGTCAAGAACATGCAACTTGGATTCAAGTCGTTTGGCATGGATGTCAATAGTATGCTTGGTGATTTGAAAAAGGCAGTCGCCAATATTGTTGGTGTATATCAAAGTAGAACAGATCCAATTATTGCAAAGGATAAGCAAATTATCTTTTCTGCGGTGAGTCCAGTGTTTACAAAGATCTCAAAGAAGTATGGTGGAAACTGGCTCAATAAAGAAAATAATATCAAGGCACTTACCAATGGTTTGTTGGTTGCAGCAAGAGGACGAGAAGAAGATCTTGAAATTATCAAGAGTGGTTTTTCATTCGATAAAAAAACTTTTGAGGCACTTTCACGAGGGCTTTTGGAAACTTCAAAAACAGGCGACGTTGAATGGAAAGTTATGCCAACAGGAAACCCGACAATCGGTCTATACGCAAACAACATGCTTGTGTTTTCGATTCGTTTCCGGTATGATGCAGACAAGAAAAGAGAAGGCTATACCGTGAGGTTCCGTCTTCTTGTCGAACTTGGCAGAGACATTGTATCTTTCATTGACCAGTACAGAGGATAAACAATGAAAACTCTAAGCAACTTTTTAGTTGAAGAAAAAAATCTTCACCTCGAACATCTTGAGGACGAGATTTTCAATCGTGGTTCTGCCGGGGCTAATGAGGCAATGAATTTTATTGAATCATTGGTGACTATGCTCCAAGGTAACTCAAACAAAAAAATGAATGTAACTGTCAAGTGGGATGGGGCCCCAGCAGTCTTTGCCGGGATCAACCCAGAGAATGGTAAATTTTTCGTTGCCACTAAGTCTCTTTTCAATAAAACACCAAAGATCAATTATACAGATGCAGACATCGACGCAAATCATGGTGGGGGACTTGCAGGAAAACTAAAAGTTGCATTGAAGTATCTTTCAAAACTTGGGATCACTGGAGTGATTCAGGGTGATATGTTGTTTACTTCGGAGGATGTGAATACCGAAACGATTGACGGTCAATCCATGTACTCTTTCACACCAAACACGATTACGTATGCGGTTCCTGTGGATAGTAAACTTGGTAGTCGAATCGCAGCGGCAAAGATGGGCATTATTTTTCACACGACTTATGAGGGCAAAACAATTGCAGACCTCAAGGCAAACTTTGGTGCAGATGTATCTGGCTTACGAAAATCAAAGAATGTGTATTTTGATGATGCTGATTATAAAGATGTGAGCGGTAGTGCAACATTTACCAAAAAAGAAACAGAAGAGATTCGTAAAAACTTGGCGGGTGTTCGAAGAGTGCTAACGAAAAACAAAAGACTGATTGATAAAATTACATCAGACAAGGCACTGAAAGATTTGATAAAGATCTATACAAATGCAAATGTTCGTGTCGGAAAAGACAGAGGCTCTGCCCAAGAGTTGGCTGGGTTTATTGCATCTCGGTTTGACCAGAGGATTGCAAAACTCAAAACCGATGCAGCAAAGAAAAAATTAGAAACCGAAAGAAATACTGTAACCCGATTTATCGATTCGATCTCAAAAGGAATGAATGATTTATTTTCTGCACAATACTACTTGGCACAGGCAAAAACAGTCGTGCTGCGGAAACTTCAGTCACTAAATACAATGCCGTCATTTATAAAAACTGATGACGGATATAGGGTCACGGACCCTGAAGGCTTTGTTGCAATTGACCATGTGGGCAAAGCAGTGAAACTTGTTGATCGTATGGAATTCTCAAAAGCAAACTTTACCGTATCAAAAGACTGGACAAAGTAAACTTTCAGAAGAACCAGTACCACTAAATAATACGGTTACCCAACCAATCAAGGAGAAAAAAATGGAATTTGTAGCAACAACTTACGGATTTATCGCACACACGCTTATTACTTTTACAATAGGTGCTTTGATTGGAAAACCAATGTTTGAGTGGCTTCGCGGATATCTGCCTTGGAACAAGTGAACTGGAAAAGTTCATGACCGGGGTGGGTGGATCCACTAACACTGTCGAGGAGGTGATCAATAATGGAACCATTCTATAATGATGGCGTGAATGATGATGTATCACTACGTGAAGAGCGGAAGGGTAAAAGTGCTGTTCTTACCTTTGGACGCTTCAACCCACCCACTTCCGGTCATGAACTTTTGGTAAACAAGGTTCTGAAAGAGGCAAAAAAAAGAGGCTCTACGAATTTTATCTTTGCGAGTCACAGCAAAGACAAACGAAAGAACCCTCTAGATTCAAAAACTAAAACAAATTATATGAAAACGTTCTTTAGGAACGCCAATGTTATGTATAATCCTTCAATCCGCACAATATTTGATGCTATCGGATATTTGGCAGACGAAGGTTACAAAAATATTACTGTTGTTGTCGGTGGTGATCGTGTAGAAGAATTCGATAAGACGATTCGTCCTTATGTCAATCACCCAGATCCAGATAAATCATTTGATCTCGACTCATTTGAGGTTGTAAGTGCCGGTAGACGCGACCCAGACGCAAAAGATGTTTCTGGTATGTCTGCGTCAAAAATGAGAGCCGCTGCGACAGAGGGAGATTTTGAAACATTCAAGACTGGTGTGCCGTCGAAGGCAACAGATGCACAGGCACGAAAACTTTTTGATGATCTTCGTAAGGCAATGGGTGTTCGTGAAGAGGTGGAACTCGATGAAGCATACATTCCGGGCTACAAAGGTTGGGTGAATCCGAAAACTGGAAAGACAAGAATCATTCAGGGACATACTCCATATCACATTCAGATGGTTGTGAAAGATCCAAGATTCTTTGGTCTTACTGAAAAGAAAATCAAAGAACGCTTGGTGGAGAAGTATAGTAACAGAAATGACCCAGAATCGGCGGCAGATGGACACTTCAATGAAATCAAACGGGGAATACGAGATGTTGACAACCTCGTTGATTTTATGGCAATGGAAAAAGGCTGGGTTCGTTTTGTAGAAGGTGAATATGGTGAGATTTCGGGAGCAAAAAAATACAGCACTTCGGGAAATGATAAAGAACTACGAAAAGTCTTGCAGTTGATTGACGAAGAAACACCGCTCACGATGAAGCCCAAAACGAATGTTAGTTTGCAACATTACAGACTCGGACGATATGGGGATGTGCTGACTGACTTGTATGGCAATCTTGAAAAGACTGGCATTCAAAATATTATCAAGGGTCGCAAGCCGGGTGACAAGCAAACTGAAATCGGTCGCACGATGTCGATGTTCCGTGAGTTTATGGAAGCAAACCGCATTGCTAAAACACGCAAGAACCAAGACCCCGATACTCATTCTGATCTCTACACCGATGAAGATCCAAAAGGCACAATCCACGGACTTGGTTTCAAGGACGTAGAAACGGCTGAGGCATCGGTTCGTAAA